AAAGTAGTATCAATCTCTACAGCACTAATGCTAACATTAACATCTCCAGCACTTCCGCTAGGAGTTACTCTAGGCACTGAATTACTATAATTAGAAATAAGCAGTAAACCTAATACAATCAATGTACTAACTAATACACAACTCCAAGATTTTCTATTCATACTATCACTCATAGTAAAATGTAACAGTTACACTTCCAGAATCTGGTGTGAAGGTGTTAGTAGTATATAATCTAGCACCTACTAGATCACCCACCCTGAAAGCACTATTAGGGTGAATTATATGCTTTAGCTGTCTATCCTCACCAACGTCTAGCCAACCATAGTATCTATAAGCTCCAGTAATGGTTGTAGATAGATAGTCATTATACAATGGAAATATCTTTAACTTACCTGAAGTAACTGTCTCAGAATAATATACGGCCATAGATAATAGTTTGCCATTACATGGAGAGTAGAATTTAGTACCCAGGGAACCTTCAAAGTACATATCTATGGCCGTAGTTTGACTGTCGGGGACAATAGGATAGGTGAATGTTAAAGTCTTAGCTTCAACAAAAGAAATACCGTCTGTTAAGGGTAGATCACTACTATCAGCATCAAAGTAATAATCAACATGACTTGTACCAGTAGCAAAAACCTGATTATTGTAGTGGTTACCTAGAGAAAAGGAACTGTAGCAAATATCCCCTAATAGATTAAAGCCGGTATTATACTGATTTCTAGAGTTATTGTTTAATATACTTCCACCTATAACAACCCCACCACTTGGAATATTAATCCCCATATCCTGGAATAGATCACTACTATCATTGAGGGTATTATAGAATTCATTGTCACTTATCCTGCCACTAGCTAATCCCAATAAATGTAAACCGGCATTAGTTTCTCCATAATTTCTAGTATCCGAATCTATATCATAGTTGTTATCGTGTATAGCATTATCAACAATGTCTAGGTTTAATGGCAAAGATCTTTCTACAACAGTAACACTATCTACATAAAATATCATAGCGGCCATATTAGCTGATACCTTTAAAGTATCATAACCATTCTTTTGTCTACCTATATATCTAAGTTTAGTCCATTGCTTATCAACAACAGCTATAGTCTTTCCATAGACAAATTCTTCCTCACCTAGAGTTAGCTCAACTTCCCCACCACTAGGCATTACATTTATATACACATAGGCAGTAATATCATAGACTGATTCATAATCATCATCATCTAGATTAATTAACCTCTGACCAACTCCCTCATTAGCATCATTAGTTACTACTTTTCTAGAATAGCTACCAGCAAACGAAAAATCTCCAGACCTCTCATTTGTTGTTGGAGAGCCTATATCTATCCAAGAGCTGCTATTATCTTCAAAAGAGTAATCAGTTATACTAACACTAGACTCTATACCATTAACATAAATTCCGCTTTTCTGGCAGTAGCCTATATCATTGTCCTTAATAGTAACCCCAACAGTATTTGGTTGTACAACTATCCCATGACCAGCAATATGATTTATATTACAGCCTTCAATACTACAATACTTAGTCCCACCCCTTACCTGAACTCCTATATTACTATCATTCTGGCCCCCGACTATCATACAATCCTTTATTGATATATCAGTGAGTTGTCTATTGCTACCTATAAGATAATAACCATTAACTGCATAATTAGCTGTTCTAGATAGATTCGTATAATTACCTTCTATAATAACATTCTTGACCTCCCCATTTCCACTACTTATATACATTCCATTGGTACTAGGGTAAAAGTAATTCCCTATGGCTATAAAGCCATCAACTATATAACTACTCTGACCTGGCTCTAAGTCAATACAACCTGGTCCAGCTCCTCCATAGAAGTAATTCCCAGTAACCCTTATATCTTTACCATTAACACAGGATATACCATTTCTAGAGGCCGGAGGATCATAAGCCTCAGTTGAATCCGCCATTATAATACAGCCGGTTATGTAAATATGCTCAGGTGCAGGTGAACCGCCTATATAAATAGCATCCCCCATATAGTTAAAGATACAATCCTTTATCCAAACATATTTAGCTCCATTACTAATATAGATACAACATTCATGCTCTGTAGCATAAGAAGCATAATCGGCAGTAGTCTGCACAAAATTAACTCCATCAATAACTACAAAGGAATCCGAATCTACCGTTATAACCTCTCTATGAGTGGTAGATACTTTAACCTGCTTTAATGTACTTTTAGCTCCTAGACCTTTTATATATTGATAAGACTTACACTGTAGTTCGGTTGTGGCTAGGTTAATAGTATCATTAGGTATTGTTATAATCACCCCACTAGAGTCAAATGGTAATTGATAATTGGATGAATATTCGTCTAGGTTATGGTTCTCTTGTAACTTATCCAATCTAGTCTTTAGACTAGTCGCCATTTTATTGGTGCTAATAGACCCATCCTTAACACCCAAAAAGCTAGGAGACGTTTCCTCGATAGTTTCATTATCAGGGTAGTTAGTATAAATATAAGCATTCCCACCCTTTCTAGACGCGGTTATCGAAACCTGGGATTCTACTAAAGGAGCTATTAACAATATTCCTAGAGTTAATAATAACCCAATCTGTAATATAACTTTAAAAACCTTCATCTATCAACCTCCTAGTTTCCAGGCAACCATCTAGTTCCCATCACCCAACATTTACCTGTACCTGAGACAGTATAAATCTCCATTCTCCTTAAAGGCGTATCCGATTCAAAGCCATAAGACATACCTATAAACAACGGCCCCCAGTCATCATCGTCCCAACTTGTAGTATCTGGTGCACCAAACTTCACCCAACAATCAACAGTATCAACTACTATAGTAGCAGTAACCCAAGGAGTAGACCAAGTAGTATCTAAGTGTGTAGTACTAATATCAAATTCTTGTACTTGCCAATATAGCTGCCTAGGAGTCGCAGCTAAACCTCTAACTCCAACAGTCAACAACCAAACAATAGCTCCAACAATAAGGAAGCTATACATAATCCAAATAGTATATCTCTTCATTCATCAACCTCTCATAATTTGTGTAATGGTCTTAAAGCCTCTATTGTTATCCTCAATAATTTCCCCAGATATTTCTATAGCCTCCCTTTTAGCCTGACTTCTTCTTTCCTCTCTAATCTTCTCAGCTCTACTATGAACTTCTCTAAGAAAATCAGCATCAACTTTAGTTTCCCTTTTATCAATTTCAAGTTTAGCCTTAGGCTTACCCAAAGCTCTATCAACCATAGTTTGAGCATGACCTAATTTAACTACCATAGGAACCTTATCAGTATCATCTTCCAATAAGGCCTTCTCAATCACATCCAAAGAAAGTTCACCAATAGCATTAATTCTTTCCTGCATCAGAGCCGCATCATCATCCCTTAAGGCTTGCAACCTTCCTAGCTCTTGTCTTCCTAACTCAGACCCCAGTACATTATATACAGTCTGTGGCTCTATCTCCAAGGCTACTGCTATTTCCTTAGGCTTATAAGCTAAATTAGCTAGTCTTATAATTTCCTTATGTATAAAACTCAATCTAGCTAAACTATAACAGCTATTAACAACCCTATTACCTTCCATGTCCTCTATATAAGGCATTATCTAAACTCCAGTATCCAAATTCAACTTGTATATTCAAACTAAATCATAATTGTAATATAACTATATACCCTCCCATTGTCAAGTGTTTTCTGCTCAAATTATCCCCTCCATAACCCAATAAAATCCAACAGCTTACCCCAACCAATCAACACAAAAATCCAACAGGCTCCAACAAAATCCCCTACCACCAACCAATCCGAATTCAACTTGTATAAAATATATACAAGATCCTCTACTATACTATTCCATAGGTTGTTGATAATATTGAAAATTTTACTCGCGGAATGTGAAAACCTTTGTATCCTAGAGCTCAGCACACAAAATCCCCTATGGGACTCTTTATAGATTTGATGGGATTAGTAAAGTTTTTATTGTAATGGGTTAGTATGGAATTGGTTGGTGGATTAGTGTTAGGTTAATAATGACCTGTCGTATTTTGCGATAGTACTGTCGTATTTTGCTTGATGAGTGTAGTATTTTGCGGCAGTTTATTAATATAAGCATATAGTTTGGGTTAATGGTAAGATGTTGTTTATTGTCAGGTTGGAGGGTTGGTCGATACTTTGGTATGATTGTTGCCTACTGTTATGGTGGATTTGGGTAAGTGACCCAATGCTCTTTGATAACTTTTATTAACTAATGGAGGACGTTATGTCTGATGAAAAAACTTTGTCGATGGCTGACTTAACTATGATGTTTGGAGATGATGTTAAACTGGCTATCACTAGAACTTGTTTTGGGGCTGAGAGACAAGATGGAAAAGTGATTAAAACCATGTCAGAAGTTGAGAAGGAATGTAAAGCCTTGAAAGATACCAACAAGGCTTTATACCAAGAAGAGATAGCTAAAAGAACAAAGACCTTTAATTTCGATTTCGACGGTGTTAGTGTTAAAGAACTTCTTGAAAGACACGCCACTAGTACGACAATCTTTAAAAAGTTCTATAATGATAACCTTTTCAATGCTGATGATAATGAAATACTTAAGTTACCAAAGATGGTTAATGTTAAGGTTAAGGAATTATTGATCAGCCGCGCTGTAACGGCTGATCCAAACAAAGCACGGACAAAGGCTATTCAAGCAAATCTGAAAGCTGGATTAACTCCAGAGCAGATTCTTGAGCATTTCAAGAAGGATTTAGGGTTGTAGTTCTATTGGTTGTTAATTGAAGCCTGATTATTAATTTAGTCAGGCTTTTTTATTTATTTGTATTGACTTTTTGTACAACAAAAATGTATTTGTGGTAACACCCCACCTTTCAAATTTTTCAATGATAAACACCTATATAATAGTTAGCCTACTATAGTTATATCGTATAATAAAAAAAATATATATAAATAGAATATATATAATAATATAGGATGATGATAATAATAACCTTTATAATATTAATGCCTTTTACATTAATGTCATAGGTTTTTGTGTTACTTTCTATTAAAAAAATATATTACTATAATATATATAATACACTATTGTATTTATGGCGATTGGGGGGAAGATGGGGTGTGATCACAAATACATTTGATTGATACATTAATTGTATTAACATTGGGTATTGACTTTTTGATATTATATTCATACATTTATTATCATCATTAATAATCACAATAATAATAATAATGATAATAACCCAGATTTTATTTAACAAGTCAAAAGGAGGTGAAATTAATTATGACTAAGGATTTTAAGTATTCTAAAAACTTCCCGCTGGAGTGTTTTGAGTGTGGTGGGCCTCTAGTAACGTTTGCAGACCTGAAGGACTGCTGGGAATTGGTAAAGTGTAACCGCTGTAAAGCTGAGCATGCAGTACAATATAAGGAAAAAGATTTCTGCTATGTCTATTGTAATGGGATGGTAGAGACTTGGAAAGATGGTAAGGAAATAACTAATAATTAAACTAGAGGTAACTATGACAAAACCAAACGTAGAAAACGCTTATGGGTCAGTTACAGTCTCTGAGAAAATGAAGCTAGACCTTTTAGCTCTAACAACAGCATCAATCCCACATATTAAAGGTGACAAGAAAACTGGAAGTTTGGCTTTATTAAAGGGTCTATTTCCACAATCTGCTGGAGTTAATATAATACTTGAGCCTAAGAGTTTCATTAAACAAACAGAAGATGTTGACAAGATTATAGTTGATCAAAGTAAAGCTAAGGGGTTAGTAGCTAAAAAACTAAAGACTTCTAATGGGTATATTAAGAAACTAATATCTGGAAAGCTATCAATCAAGTTACATAAGGATATTCTACTTAAGTATAAGTTAGATACTATAATGAGTCTAAATACTCTAATATTGCACTTAGAGACAACAGACAAAGTTGAGCTAATTGATTCTTTATTGTTAACTCTCGGAGAGTTAACAAACTGTAAAACCATTGATGAACTAGCTTTGAGCTTCACCAAGTTAAAGACTTGGTTTAAAGAAGCTAAAGTACCTATTGAGAAGCCTTTTGATAAGCTAACAACCAACCAAAAGAATACCTTAACAAACGCTATTGTTTATAGTCTACTCAATGACTCATATAGAGTAAAAAAGAATATAGAGAGCCTGGTGAGGTTATCTAAAGTAGAGGTTTTTGGAGAATCAATGACTTATTTTGGAGATCCTAGACAGTTTCTAATTTGCTTGGCTATTTATCTATCTCCCTATATAATGGCTAGGTTACAGGCGACCACTAAAACAACCTTTAACAAAGAGGTCAAAGATGACAAAAAAGAATGAAATTAATACTAATCTTAAGTTCTGGTATAGGTTATTTATTATCCTTGAGGTTTTATTAATAATCAATATTGGTTTTCTAATATGGTTCCTGGTTATGTTATATAAAGAGGGAGTTATATAACCAAAAAGTGGCTTGTATAAAATATATACAAGTCGCTTTTTTAATAAAAGAAGAGGTGATTAAATATGATAGACACTAACTTTAATAAGGACTTTCTAAGAGAGTCAAAGCAAACGGCGATAGAAAATGGAGTCTTGGTTAATCCAACTAAGCTAAGAACAATGCCAATTAATGCTAGGGTAAAGATAGAGGATTTTGCTGTAGTAATATCAGCAATACTTAAATACGATCCTGATACCATACCCACCAAGTCATCAGTTGTACATAATGCTTTACACTTCTTGGCTGAATACTTAATTAACAATAGAATAGTTGAACCTTTTCAAGAGGTTGGTAGAGCTTTGTCTTATCTGGACTCTTTAGGAATTAAGCTAAACCAGCGATCCCTTCCGTCTGGTAATAAAGCTGGGTCTAAGAGTTTATTCAATAGATTAGCTATTGAAGATAAACAAAAGGAGGCCTTAGTAAATCAGCTAGACCAAGAGGATAAAAAGAATATCTTCGAGTTTATTAGCTATATAGAGAGAATATCTATAGAAGCATATAATTTACTTAGTAAATTATCAGACAACTCTTTTAATTATCTGCTAGCATCTTGGACAAATAAAGCTAAACTACCAAAAGGAGTAGATAACAAGTGGTGGTTAAAGCAGATAAAGACTTTCTATGAAATGGAGATTGACAAAACTAGTTTATCTAATCAAGGTAACGCTATAAGAGCTTATGAAGTTTATAAAAATAGAAAGGAGTTGGACAAATGAAAACTATGATGGACATTTATAAGCTAACTCAGGATGAATTCTTAGATTGTTTATTAGATTGCTCATTAAATGGTAAAGGTCTCGTAGACTTTTATCTATGCTCATTCATAGAAGCAGCTAGCTTATATAGAAAATCAGACCAAGAATTACCTACAGCTATTACATTAACAGATAGTATTAAGTTTATAGTCCTCAAAGAGTTATTGTCTGATACTAATAGCCAGCGTTTTCATTTAAAAGATACTATGGAAAATAACCTCATCAAACAAGCCTTAAATTCTCATAACTTGCTCAACTTTATACAGCCCATAGCTAAGAGCGTCGTGGAAGCTAAGACAAAACCATTTAAGTCCTTAATATCTAAACTTACTAAGAATACTTGGCTAGGTATGAACTTTCTAAAGTTAGATGTTGCTAGACTATTGTCTGAGGATAGTTCAGGTCTTCGTGAACGTTTCGAGTATCTAATGGATACTAGACTAAGTACAGATCTAACCTATGATGATGTAGTTTTGCCTATAGAAACAGCATCCGACTTTGGTAAGGCGGTTTGTGTAACCTCGCCATATTTATTAGACCACTCTGCTTTATCAATTTACCTAGAACAGCAAATAACAACCAACCTGGAGGTTAATAAATGAAAGTAATTTACAAAGATAATAAAGGCTGGGATAAAGAAGTCCCAGAAGTTCAAGACACCTATGAATATCAAATCATGGAGGAAAGATGTTTATTAGTAGAAAATCCTATAAACCAAAGACAAAACACCTCAAACAGGAGGTTGTTAGTGACCTGTGGCATACTGGTCTAGCTAACTTTAACCATAATAACTATGTCACTGGCTTAGGAAAGTCATTATATTTGCTTAAATTGATCTCAGGTCATATTGAGACCAACTCCATTATCTTAGAACTAGGCTGTAGTGTTGGTAGAAACTTGAACATCTTAAGAGCCTACGGTTATAGACCCTTTGGAGTTGAGTATTCAAGAAAGGCTATTACTAAGAAAACTACCACCTGCCCAATTAACGTATGTTCTATTGAGAACTACTATGAGAACTATCACAAAGCTGGTATTATGGAGATTCTAGGTAATAAAATCGATCTAACCTTCTCAATGATAAGTCTTGGTTTTCTAATGCCAGAATCAGAATGGGTATTTAAGGAAATGGTTGAGACTAGTAGATATATAGCTACCATAGAGAATGAGGTTGATGGTGAACCTGAGTATGTAGCTAGAGACTATAGAGAGATTTTTACTAACTTAGGCTGTAAGCAGGTAAAACATCTAGGAACCAACTTCAATCCATTCTTTGATGGTTTTTGGGAAAAACCTGGCAGAGTTCATGGAAGATTGTTTAAGGTTAAATAGCATCTTGTATAAAATATATACAAGATGCTGGTTAAATTGATAGAAAGGAAGTCTAATGCTATCAGCTAAAAGACTAATAAAACAAGGTCTATCTAAATGGATAGAGGATAATAAAAGCATAATTCCTGAAGATAGGATAAAGATGATTTTAGCTCAGGAAGATGTTATCGTAAAAGACCCAAAGAAATTTAACAGTGATGTAACCTATGAAGGCTATTTAGTATTCCAGGTCGATTTGGTAAATAAAAGAATAATCCAATTAACGACCTTTATGTCCTATGATAATCAGGTTAGCCTAGAAAGTCCGTATGATCTAATAGCTCCAGAAGATATTAATTGGGAGAAGGTTGTACCATTGGATAAACTATTCAATCTTGATTAAAAAACACTTGCATATAATGGTTGGTTTTTGTACATTATATAACCGACCATTACATTATTATTACATTATTAAACGTTATTAAATTAGACTATTAGGAGATTATAATGCAAAAGAGATATGTTGTCTTTAGAAAATCTATCAAGGGTAAAACTCACTATACTACCAAACGCTGGTCTGATACAACTCAATTTGAAGAGCTAAAAATAGAAAAGGGGAAAGATTATGATGTTCTATATGGAACATCCGCTGATGATGTTAAAAGAAAAGCTAGATATATGGATGTGCTTTTGTTTATTTTAGAGACTCTACCAGAGCTATCTAATAATAATGAATTAACTACTAAACAAAAAGAGGCTTTAGTGGTTAAATTCTTAGAAAACCATAAAGAATTATTATAAAGCAAAAGAAGATTAGACTATGACTACAACAGAAGACATTTACACAAAGTATGATAAGCCAAGAAAGCTTATTACGTTTAGGGGAACGAGGCAATATCCAGAGAAAGTGTTATTTTCCTTAGAAAAAACTATTGAAGCCTACGAGCGACTTATAATTATCCTTAGTTTTGAAGAGTCTATGCAAGTTAAACTAAATATGGTTTACGCTTGGAGCGAGTATGGGAACTTTGACTCCTGTAGATTGTGTAGAACTGTCCTTGGGTCAGATGATCGCGGGTTCTTATACTCTAACAGGGCTTTATATAAGAACTGTCCATTGACTTTACCCTACCTCCTATCTTCTAAATTCCCTTACACTAAAGCCTTCTGTATGGTAAATGACAGAAGAACTGGTCTAAGTTTATATGAGGCAATAAATGAGACTATTTCAACAACTAAAAACATTCCTCCGATTTTTACAGATAGTTATCTAAAAGACCTACGAAAAGCTCTAATCAAAAGACTAAAGTTTATAATAGGTAGAGCCAAAAGAAATAGAGCAACTTTTATATATCCAACCCTATCCTGTGTTTTCGCATCTAATGCTAGAGAACTCAGAGGTATTAAATTTCCTAGTTAATAATTAACAAAAGGACTAGTCAACTAAATGGATTCATTTAACATAACTAACAAAAAGCAATTAGCACAGACTAAGTTCTGTACTAATATAGGACAGCCTAAGTTTGTATTAACTAGATGTCCTAGTTGTAATGGAGATCCATTAGAAAGATATAGCATAGAACAATGTACTAAACAATTAATAACCAGTTGTTCAATGTGCAATCACTCATTTGTTAGCTGATTTAAAGAAAGGAGGATTTTTAATTAAAAAAACCTATAAATAATAAAAAACTAATAATCAATAAGGAGAAACAAAAAATGGTAAAAGTAGAATATTCCTTAACTCCCTCTAGAATAAACAATATCTTAGAAGGGGTTGCTAAATCCGGCGATCAAGATAAGATTGAAGCAGTAGAATGGCTAGAGCCTTATAGAGAAACCGGTATCCCATTTAGTGGTGAATACGACTTTGGTGAAACAGCAGACCTTGACGGACTCAGAGCCAGGTTTGGAGACGAGTTAGTCTACAGTTATGGTAAGCAGTCCATTGGTCTTTGGCTAGGTACTAGAGTAAGAAACATGCTCGAAGCTGGACTATCTACAGAAGACATCCAAGCAAAACTGTTGGATCCTGAGTTTAAGCCGTCATTAGGTGGTTTTCGCAAACCTAGAAAGGATGTAAGAGATCAGTATCTTGACTCTATGGCAGACAAATCTCTCGAAGATAAACTGGCTGAAATAGAGAAGATGAAAGAAGCTTTATTAGCTATGTCCGAAGAGTCTAACGACTCCTTGACTGAATCAGCTAGTCTATAGTTAGTCATTTCACAATAACACTCCCTCTTCTAATTCCATAAGGCATGTCGCTTTCACGTCTGAGGAAAGAAGTAAGAAGAGGGAGCTTTTTAATAACTAACCTGGAGGTTGTATGAAACCAGAAAGAAAGAAAAAAGTATTTATAATAAATAAATCAGGGCACAACTATCAACCGGCTGAAGAATTTGGGGAGCTTATCTATCTCTCAGAGGGCAACATTAACCCTTTTAGAATATCTAGAATAGCTGAAGAGTTTAAGGGAATATTATCAACACAAGCCCAAGATGGAGATTATATAGTACCAACATCAGTTGGAGCCTTTAATGCCTTAGCTGGTTGGATAATGGGACAGTTAAATCTAAGCCTTAACCTTTTGTTATTTGATAGAAAAGGCTTCTATGTACCTAGAAATATAGTATGGACTATAACATCACCTATAACATCAAGGGGGGATACATGATTGTATTAAAGGAAGCTACAAACACTAGAAAAAGGTTTATTTGGAAGCCTGATCAAGACGCAAGTGGGACTAGTAGAAAGATTATAGAATCCCCTGAAATAGTATCTACTACAAAAGTCTTTCCTATTAAAGAAAAAGAAACCTGGTTTGTAATGGATTCTACTAAGATGAATTGCTATATGACTTGTCCTAGATTATTATTCTTCGAGCATATATTAGGACTTCGTCTTGAAGGAAATAATATAAACCTAATATTTGGCTCAGCCTGGCATATAGCAAGGGAGATTATGTTATTAGGAGGCTATAACCAAGAAACAATAGAAAAGGCTAAACAAGCCTTAGCTGATTACTATAGCAACTATTATCCAGAACTTATGTGGCTCGACAATAGTCCAAAGGATCCTAAGACAGCTAATAAGGCAATTGATCTATACGTAGATATGTACAGTAAAGTTGATACTTTTAAGTGTCTATACACAGAGATATTAGTACCAATACCTATTAGTGATACTAGAATTCTTTATACTAAAATGGATAGCATTAATATAAACTCAAGGAGCCAGTACTTTTCCCTAGAGCACAAAACTACAAAGCAAGAATCGTCTTATCTTCACGATCAATGGTTGCAGGCTTTTCAAATTGATGCTTATTATCATACATTAGTAATGCAATACGGCTTTGAGAATGTTTATGGTATAGTGGTAGAGAATTCAATATTTAGAAAAGGTAGCAAGGGTATAGCACATATTAGAACAGTTATACAAAAAGATAAACTACAATTACAGGATTGGTTAATAAGAGCCAACCAATATATGGACGAGTTTGAAAAAGACATGAGGGAGTTTAGAGAAACCACCATAGATGATCCAATAATGACTTGCTTTAGAAAAAAGACTACTTCATGTATAAGGTATAATAAAATCTGTCCTATGTTTCATATATGTAATGCCTATCCTAATCCAATACAGCTCGCTGGAAATATTCCAGTTAATTACATAGAAGAATTCTGGGATCCTAGAACAGCTGACGAACAGGGTAATAAGTTTACGAATTTCTTAGACTTTTATAACAAGGCAGTAATAGTACGGGAGACTAACAATGAAAAAGGATAGTAATCAAAAATAAATACAAAAGGAGATTAGCTAATGTCTAACAAAATAATTCTATCAGAGGATCAAGAAATTGTAGTGAGTAAAGTACTCGATTGGTATAATAATATATCAGAGTCAGATAACGTGGAAAAAGCCTATATTACTTTAGGTGGTTATGCTGGCACAGGTAAAAGTACCATACAGAGGTTTATAAGAGACAGGCTTGGAGACGAAACTGTAGTAGGCTTTGTCTCATTAACTGGCAAAGCTGTAAATGTAATGGATAAAAAACTGAGAGGCTGTCTTAGACAAAAGGATTCACTGTCAACCTTACATAGTTTTATGTACCATCCTATTATAGACGACTATGATAATGTTACAGGTTGGGAGCTTAAACTAATGGCGAAGGACTTTGATAATACCAATCCCGATCTCGCTCCTTATGTAGATGTCTTTATAAACGATGAGGCTAGTATGACTGGTAGGGATCTATTTAAAGACCTATCCTCATATAATAAGCCAATGATTTTCATCGGAGATCATGCACAGCTGCCTCCAATTTCAGGGGAGTTAAATCTAATGGAAAATCCTGAGTTGAGGTTAGAGAAAGTTCATAGACACTCAGAGGAAAATCCAATACTCTATCTAGCTACTAAGGCTAGAGCTGGAAAGCTCATACCATTTGAGTCTTTTAGCTCAAAAGTAAAAAAACTCACCAGAGTAGAGGCTCAAAAGGATGATAGAATCAATGAGCTTCTAGAGGATAGGACTAATAACACCTGCGTACTTACGCCATACAATAATACTAGAGTCAATATAAATAGATTAGTCAGAAAAAGATATGACTTAAATAGAGACTCCCCAGCTGTTGGTGATAAAATAATCTGTCTACGAAATGATAGACGAAGTGGTATCTATAATGGTATGATTGGAGTTATCTTAGAGTTAAAGCCTTCAAAAATGGCTCCAGATTTAAACTATACAATGAAGATAAAAGCTGATGATAGACTATATAATAATTTAGAGGTAGCTAAGTATCACTTCAACTTTAATCCAAAAACAGACCCTAAACCAGCTTTTACTAACCTTGACTATAGAGACTTAGGTACTTTATGGGACTATGGTTATGCCATGACAACTCATAAGGCTCAAGGTAGCCAGTTTAAATCAGTTATAATATGGGGGGAGGCTTGGCCAGCAATTCGTAACCGCTGGTTATATACTGCTATAACTAGGGCACAAGAGGAGCTTTATATAATTAATTAAGGAACTTGTATATATTTTATACATGAGAGGAGCAATAATGACAATACCTAATGGTTACTCTATACCTAATCCAACACAAGTACCAGTATCAAATCAATCTATAAAACCAATAGAAGCAATGGATTTAAAAACAGTTTATACACCAGAGTCTATAAACTCAACTCAGACTATATTGTTAATGGGTGAGCCTGGATATGGTAAGACATCACTTATTGCTTCCGGACCTAAACCTATATTAAACTATTCCTTTGATCCTAAGGGTACAGCGGTGATTATGAATAAGTATCCTGAGCTAATAAGCTCAAAGAAATATCAATTTATTCCATTCTGGAATGAGAGAGCAGATAATCCAACTGAATATAACAGATGGGAATCCATTTGGAAAGCTCATATAGCATCTGGTTATCTAGATCAATTTGCCATAGTAACTATTGATAGTTTAACTACTTGGCTAGAGGCGGCAGTTAATGAATGGATAAAGCAGAAAAATATACAAAGAAAAGGTAAGATATTAGATAACCTAGCACAGGGGGATTATCCAGGTTTATACAACTTAGTTAGAAGTATGATCAAACAAACTGCCGCCTGTGATTGTCACTTTGCCCTAACAGCTCACCTAGAGCCAGAACAAGATGAGCTGTTAGGTACAATTCGCTATGTATTGTCAACATACAAAAAGTTAAAAGTAATAATTCCAGCTCTATTTACGGAAAAGTGGGTTATAACAAAACAGCCAGGCTCTAATGGTATAACCTATTCTATATTAACAAATAACGAGGGGTTATATTCAGCATCTACTCAACTAAAACTACCAGCTAAACTACCTTTAGCAAATACTGATAGATTACCTGAAGGTACTACCCCAGAAAATCTAAGGGATATATTGAAAAAGGCTGGTGTACATTACGAAGATAAGCCCAACTTTTGGGAATAATTAATAACTAATTTAAGGAGAACAAAAATGTTTAAATTCAGTAGTACTTCAAATGATCAGAACAAGGATGCAGTAGTAAGTCCACACACAGCTATGGAAGCTAATACTAATGCTGATCCTAATCCTAATGAAAAAGACGCTAAAACGGACAGCCCTCTGACTGCTGATGATGAGAGTGTTAAAGCTTATATAGCTCAGTTTGAGGACAGAGCCGATGTAATAAAATCTGAACACAGTGGTAGTTTATACTTTCTACTTGAGCGCCTATGTAACAGAGCTTATTCATTGCTTGATGCTGTTGAGGCTATGTCTGATGATCTATCGCCAATACTTACAGATCTTACCGAAGATAACCTAAATGAGTTAGACTTACGTATCTATTCAACTAAGCTTAAGTCAAGGATACTGGATAATGTATCTGCTACAGCCACAATAATCTTTTTAGAAGATATGCTAATAAAATTAAATAGGGCTTTAACCTTAATAACATCAGGAACTAAACTTTAATATTTAACAAGAGAAAGGAGAATCATGTTAGAAGTAAGACCTAGAGTATATCGGGCTACTAACGAAGAAATTCAAGCTGGGTTACACTTAGTGTGTCCTGCCTGTAATGGGGGTATTACATTAGTAGGCCCAGCTGGTAGACAGGAAGCATACTGTCCAAGATGTCATATCAGTGTAGCCTTATTCGAGGTAGGTCAGACTCCAGTTAATCCAGTAGCACAGTTTCAATAAATAATAACCTATTAACATTTCAAAAAGGAGTAATATCATGTCATTAATATCTTCGATCATTCAAAACACTCCAGACCCAGTTGTCTTACCAGCTGGAACGAGAGTAAGATTAATCTTACAAAAGGCTACATTTGGAGCTACAAAAGGAGGTACCAGAGAAGATGGTACGGATAAACCTATCAGGCCAATAATAAAGCTTTATTGTAAGGTAGAAGGTCAGCCATTAGTAGGATTAATCTCTGACAATCTATGGTTTCCATTAGATTCTGATGCTGAAGACGTCCAGGTAAATCAGAATCAGAAGATAAAGGGTGTAATGGCGGCCTTGAAGATTAATCCAAAGGTTGATGGAGACATAGACCCTAATAGCTATAAACCAGACATGGAACCAGTGGTGTTAGCCAATTGGGTAGGTAAAACTGGTGAGGCTACCTTAGGGCAGGATGAAGACGCTCAAGGTCTTCCAAGAAATTTCATTACTAACTGGTTAAAACCACCAAAAGCAATGTAGTATAATCATTCTATAAAGCAGGGCCTAAAAACCCCTGCTTTTTTAATTAGAGGTATGATATGAAATTAGAGAATTTAAATAAATCAATAACTCAACTAACTACTGAAGAACAACTACAATTAGTACAAAAGATTAGGGAATCTAGACTTAGAGTAAAGGCAGTATATAAGGCTTCTAACAAGAAGAAGACTAAAAAGATAATCAAACCTAAGACTACCACAAAGAGAAAACAAAAAAAAGTAAAAAGTAAAGAGGACTTAATGTATCTAATATCCAAGATGGAGGAAATGGTAAATGAGCAAAGAACAAATCAACCATCAGGCAGTAACTGAGGTACCAGAATTTAATAAGATAGCAGTTCCTAGTAAGTTGGCTAGAATAGCTATAAAGGACATCAACCCTGGTAGACGTGTTAGAGGCTCTTACGCAGGTACTAAAAAGGACTGGGATGATTTTAAGCAATCTCTAAAGGAAGAGGGTCAGATACAACCAATAACTGTTATGGAATATGATACTCCGTTTGAGGATTTTAGATATTTTTTACTATGTGGGGGTCGTAGGATTAAGGCTCTTAAAGAACTAGAGGAAACTCAAGTAGATGCAAAGATATATCCTCATGGACTTAACGCCTATGAGCTTAAAGCTATTGAATTATCAGAGAACCTTCATCGTAAAGATCTTACAGTAGACGAGAAAGCAGAAGCCCATAAAGATATGTATGATTATTACATTAGTCTATATGGTAAAAAGGAGAGTACCTCTCCAAACGCCCCAGGATTATCCATCAGAGATGTAGCAAAGAAGATGAAGCTGGATAAGATGACCTTAATAAACAGTTTGAAAATAGCTAAAATATTTGAGGATGTTCCTGAGGCTAAGGGAAAGATTAAAACAGATGCGGAAGCTTTATCTTTGCTCAAAAGGGCAGAGAAAACAGTAAGAATAGAAAAAGAATCAAAAGAAGCTCGTGAGAAGTTAACTAATTCTACTGAGGATAGAGCTAAAGAAACCATTATGGGAAGTTATATAGTAAACGAAGGTGGGTTTTTAGCTTACGCTAAATCTCTAAAGGATGAGTCCTTTGACCTTTGTAACTTTGATCCAGATTACCCTAATGCTTCAAAAGACTTCGGTGGACAGCACACCTCCTCAGTTACCTCAATTACCTTAGGTCATTATAGCACTATAAATCCAGAGAACTTCGAGGGATTTTTTAAATCCTGTCTTAAGGAAATCTATAGAATACTAAGACCAAATTCCTGGTTAATAGTATGGTTTGGCTATGAATACTTTCAGAGAATCTTAGACTGGGCTAAAGAGACCAAGTTTGAGGTGCACTATAATCACGGTAAGTGGCTGAAGATTAGTAAAGCGGAGTTTGTTGTAAGTCATACTAGAAACCCACATAGATTTCTGGGACACTCCATAGAACCTTTCTTCTACTTTAAAAAAGGTTCTGCCACTATCCAGAAACCTCACCACGATACCTATATGCACCTACCAGATCCTCCAAATAAAAGGATAAACCAATACCAAAAGCCTATCCAACTCATGCAGGAAATATATGACACCTTCTTATTACCAGCACAGAGGATTATATCTCCATGCACTGGTAGTGGATGTGATATATTAGCTGCTATTAACACTGGTAGATTCGCTGTTGGATGTGATACATCTAAAACTCAAAAAGAAGCCTTCAAGCATAGAGTATTAACTCAACCGATAGCTCAGTATAAATCTTGGGAGCAATAATATGAATAATAATATAGAAACCATAATGGCTAATAAGAGGCCAGTACCACCTGAAGGGCCACTGGACGCTAGCCTTGTAATACTTGGAGAGGCTCCCGGTGGCGAAGAAGATAAACACGGTAAGCCGTTCTATGAATATGCAAGAACTGGGGGACTATTTAATAGACTTCTACCCCAGGCGGATATTAATAGATCACAATGCTATATCGATAATGCCTTTGATATAAACCCACCTGGAAATAAAATAGATAGATTTATAAAATATAATCCTAGAATTAAACAAGTAAACACAACTCAATTATATCAAGAGCGAGAAGCTCTTATGTATGAGCGGTTGACTAGATTAACAAACAAGAAAACAATAATAGCGATGGGTAATGTAGCCCTATATGCAACAACTAGACTCTGGGGTATAGAAAAGTATAGAGGCTCTATACTCTGGAGTGATAAGTGTAACTGTAAAGTAGTAGCCTGTATTCATCCAGCTGCAGCTCTTAGAGCATTCTTAGATACCTATTTTATAATACACGACTTTAAGAGAGGACTAGACCAAAGTAAGTTTAAGGAATATATTCTAAGAAATAGAAGATATATATTACAGCCCACCTACGAGCAGGCTATGGAATATCTAAATAGAGTATTAACAAACAAAAAGTTCATAGCCTATGACATCGAGTGTGGAAGAGAAGAGTTATCACATATATCCTTTGCACAAGAACCAGAAGAAGCTATCTCTATAGACTTCCTACGTAATGGTGCCAACACCTATACTATAGAGGAGGAAACTAATCTTATATTAAAGATAGCCAAAATCCTAGAAGACCCAACCATCAGGAAGTCCGGCCATAATCTAGCTTTTGATAATTGGTTTCTATATGAGAAATATGGAATAGTAGTTAGAAACTTCGATGACTCTGGCATAGGGCATAAGGTACTATTCCCAGACTTTCGAGCTGGCTTAGATTTCGTCACATCTATATATACAGACATGCCTTATTATAAAGACGAGGGTAAAGCATATATGAATATAGGAGGTAGGGATATAGACTTCTGTAGATATAGTGCTAAAGATGCCTCCGTTTCAGTAGAGATAATGCCGATTATAAAAACCGATCTAGAAAGTCAAAAAAATATGGACACCTATCTTTGGCAAAAGAGATTAATCCCACCACTAACCTTCATGAGTACTAGAGGCATTAGGGTAGATACCAAAGGTTGGTTTAATAAAAAGATAGAATTGGAAAAAGAAGTCTCCCAGATGCAAGATGAATTAAACACTATATGTGGTAGGGAGATAAACGTAAAGGGCGCTTCTCTAAAAAGCTATCTATATGGAGAAAAGAAAATAAGACCTAGTACAAAGATGGGAGTAGTTACTCTAGACGAAAAGGCTCTTGTAAGAATAAAAGCCAAAGGTTATAGAGAAGCTGAACTAGCTTTGGAGATTAGACGAAGGAGAACTCTACTAGAAAAGTACCTTAACATTCGCTTTAAGGGTGGTCGTTTAGTGTGTGCCTATAACCCAATGGTAAGCGATGGTAGACTATCTAGTAGTACACAAATCATAGGCAAATATGGTACTAACAACCAGAACATTCCACATACCTTCGATCAGTACCTATTAGCAGACGATGGTTATCTGATTTGGAACTTTGATCTATCTCAAGCCGATAATAGGACTGTGGCTTATATAGCCCCAGAGCCAAAGATGATTAAAGCCTTTGAAGATAAAATAGATGTACACTCTCTAACGGCTTCTCAGGTATTTGGAATACCTATAGATGAAATAATAGATATGAATAAGAAGGGTATATTAGCCACTGTAGGTTCAGGTGATAAAACCCATAGAGCTTGGGGTAAAGAGTTAAACCATGCCTTAAACTACGATATGGGTTATATCACCCTTGCTACTAACATAGAGGTTACAGCCTCTGAAGCTAGATTATTCTATAACTCTTATCATAGAGTTTATCCTAACATTAAACAATCATACCATGTATGGGTTAGAGGTGATTTAGAATACAGGGGTAAAACACTAACAAATCCTTTTGGTAGAAAAGCCTTATTTGTTTTACCAAAAGGTGATAAACTATTCAAGCAAGCCTACGCTTGGGTACCTGCTTCAACTACAGCAGATACCCTAAACAGATATGGATTAATAGCAATGTATGAAGATAGTCAAACATTCGGCCCTATGGAAATGCAGAGACAAGTACATGACTCTTTAACCTTTCAAACTAAAATATCTCACGGAGTTTTAAGGTTAGCTAAATTAGCTAGAGATATAAAAAAACAAATGGAGCAGCCAATTACCTATCGGGGTAGAAGCTGGACTATTCCTATTGATATAACAGTAGGATATAATCTTAAAGACCAGATTGAATTAGACTTTAGCAAACCTATAGAACCACAACTGCAAAAGATAATTGAAGATAAAAAGGGATATAAACCAATGCAAGGTATGATAAGTAGTATTATAGAATAAAAGGTAACTATGAGCGATAGACTATTGTCAGACTGGATTGAGAGTTGGAAGGCTTTTAGAGAAGCTATAGGTGAAGCCCCATTTATCTATAATGAATGGGTAGCGGTTAGTATTATAGCAGCGGTAATGCAACGTAAGACCTGGTTGCCTTGGGAAAAGAGGATATATCCAAATTTCTACATAGCTCTAATAGGCCCAGCTGGTGTACGCAAAGGTGAAGCCATGGGGCCAGGTAATAGAATGTTAAGGCAGCTAGGGATAATAATAAGTGCTGAGGCTACAACAAGAGAGGCTTTGATAAGACACCTTAAATTAATAGGTAAGGATAAATCAGGCCCTGGTTTTATAGACGAGGATGGTATATATAAACAATACTCCGCGCTAACTGTATATAGTGAGGAATTTACCACCTTCACTCGATATGATAATAGAGACCTAATGGCAGACTTAGCTAATTGGTGGGATTGTCCAGACGTCTGGACGTACGATACTAAAACTGGAGGTAAGGATGAAATATCAGGTGTATTTTTTAATCTGATAGGCGGTACAACTCCAGATCTATTTCGTAGATCTTTACCTGAAGATTTAGTAGGTGGGGGTTTACTATCTAGAATAATCTGTGTATTTCAATCAGTACCTGGACAGATAGTTATCTTTCCTACTGAGGGTGATGTAAAGCTATGGGATGCCTTATATAGTGATTTATTAGAAATATCTAAGATAACTGGCCCATTTAGCTATAATGTAGATTTTCAAGCTTTATATCAAGAGTGGTATCCTAAACAACACGAACAGGTTAGAGTAAACTCCGATAAACTAGCCGCTTATGTAGCTAGAAGGTCTACACACTTACGAAAGTTATGTATGATAATGAATGCTTCTAGGTGTGGAGATAGGATCATAAATGGCGAGGACTTTACTAGAGCCTTAGACTTACTAGAACGTACAGAGAAAACAATGGATAAAACCTTTGAAGGTATGGGAGCTAATCCACTTGCTATAATAGCTCATAGGATCCTCAATGAGATAGCAATGCGAGGGTCTATACTTCAAAGTGCTATAATGAAAAAATACCAGGATGACTTAAACATAGAAGATTTAAACAAAATAATTTTAACTCTAATATCATCTAAACAAATAAAGAAGGAGGCTTTATATGATGAACACAAGAACATATTAACAACAGATTGTTTATTAACTTTTAGAAAGGAGTAGCATTATGTCAATCATAGGAAAATGTATTGGATTTACTGGTTCATTAACTATTATCTCCATAGTATTAAAATTAACTCACATAATTAATTGGAGTTGGTGGTGGGTATTAGCTCCATTGTGGACACCTACTATTATATCTATAATAATCCTTATAGGTCTTTTAACCCTAATCCACTTCTTATATAAAGATAATCATTAATATAATAAAAGGAGGCTATAATGCTAGGCTATCAACCGACAATACAGGATCTACTAAAAACACGTTATGAAAGAGAAAAGGTACTCAACAAAAAGCGAAGCCATAAAATATGCTTCCAGTGTGGAAGGCACGTGTTCACCTTCGCCAAAAGATGTAGCTCTTGTGGTAGTGCCTTTGTACCAGATGAAAAGTTAAATAAAGAAAAAAGACGAAAGATTAGAGCAACATCTAATTTTACTCCGGAGGATATAATAGCTTATATTCAAGATATTGTAGATGTAATAAAAGAGCAAAGAATAACTCTTAGTAATTTTGAATTAGAGTTCTTGGGCAGTCTTTTAGATAGAGACTCTAGATATATCTCAAGAGCTACTGAGGAAAAGCTAGTTGAGATTCATGAGAAGTATATAACTACTAAAAGAATTTAGGAGAATAAAATGGAATTTGTCTATGCGCCCAATTTCGAACGATATTTCGAATTTTACATTAAAACGTGATATTCACATCACGTAAGTTGAACAAAGATAATAACTTACAAACCCCATTGTAGACTTTGTCATTTTCACGAAATTTTGTCAACTTTTTAATGGAGCCTGATTATGAAAAAAGTAGTAAAAGTATTTATTTGCTCTCCTTATGGAGACCATAATAGCCTAAGCACAAGGAGAGCTAATGTAAATAGACAGATTGATATAGCCTTCACTCTTACACAAGCTGGATACTTACCATTAGTACCTTTATTTAATCATTACATGGCTCAGCGCCATCCAGGTTTATCCAGAGAGTTTTGGCTAGAGCAGTCAAGTAAGTTGTTAACCTTAGCTGATGCTGTATTTATACCATTGGCCTTTGAGAATAAGTATACAGCTGGTATGGCTAGAGAAGTAATTCAAGCAGAAAAAGCTGGTATACCGATTGTATACACTATAAATAAACTTAGAAATCTATTCGATTATGTGGATAAAGGAGATAAGTTTTGAATAAAACTAAAAAAATAACAGACGTAAAAATTGGGAAGGAAGTAATAAGTCCGCTTGATACGCTTGTTATGCGGCTGGATACGATTTCACAAGATATGGAAAACGATGCAAAAGAGTTTGATAGAAAACCGTTTAATGGAAAAACAGTTGCAACTTATTTCGGTTATCAAGGTGCTGCAATTGCAGCACTAGCGAAAATCATTAAAGAAACATTAGTAAATAAATGAGTTCTCCTAGTAATAAAATAGCGGGACATAATCATCCCGCTATCATGTATAAAATATATACAAGCCACTATATTATTATAATATAGAAGCACCCTTCAAATGTGTAGCAGTAACCCCTACCAAAGTAGTACTCTTATCTGAATTTGTTCTATAATATTCATAGACAAATCCACCAATAACTCTTCTAACTATTATAAGTGGGCTTTCTTCTACTATAAGAGTCTCACCATATTCCAACTGTTGAAATGTCCCAAGTGTCCAACGACTTTCAAAGGCTTTAGTTACTAGACTCAACTGTGTAGAACTAATCTTAGGTATCTCTTTTATAATAGCTTTTTCTAAAGTCTTAAGCCCTCTAGCTCCAAGCCCCACTAAGTTCTTCAAACCCTTATATACCTCCTCTGGAACTTTATTCTGTAAAGCATCTACTTTACTTATTGTTATTCTATAACTAACCATAATTATTCTCCTGACTGATTAAAGTTAAAATGGTCAAGTGCCTCTGCCTTATCTAGTAGTCTAGCCTTAAGCACATTCCTTTGTTCTGGAGTCATCTCAGCGTATTCCCATCTATTTGGTATACTACCAATATCTACTCCATACAGAATTAAATCATTCAAGTCCTCCTTTGTTATTTCCTGTTTATTGACTAATTTCCTAATAACTTTATTAACAACATTCTTACGATTATTCCTGCGAATCCCCATGTTCCTATTCCAATTCTTCTCTAGTACTTGGTGATAGCTCATATCAATTAACTTAGCTCCAGATAACATCATAACTCTATCCCAAGCCCCATTAACTAATGCCGCCTTATCTCCATTACTATCCCTAATCCAGATATCAGGTGACTGAAAATTCTCCTGCAACTTTCTAGCGGCCTCCCTTAGATCACCATCTTTAACGTCCTTCCAAGAATCCCAAATTAATACACTATCTAATACCTTATCCCAGTAATACATAATAGGAGCTAAGCCCTTAGCCCAATCTATTAAATTTTCATCAAGGTAGTTAGGAGCATTTTCTCCCTGACCAGTTAAACTAGCTCCAATTATCTGAGCACCTGGTATTACTACCTCTTTAAATAACTTAAATAAATCGCTCAAGGCAGGCCCAAGCCAATCTTCCATAGCTCCAGGAAACTGGAATGTCGCTGGCCCAGATAAATCAACCCCAGCCAATCCACTTAATCCCATAGTAGTTTTATTTAAAGTAGTATCCTTCTTTAAGAGTAATTCCTCTAAATCATCTAGTACTCCCATAGAGGCTAAAATAGGTAAACTCTTAAGAAAATATACAATACCCCTAGGCCCAGCTAATAGCATTTGTACTTCTAACATCCTAATAAATTCCTTTGGCCCTTTCAATGTAGTCCAGAACTGAGCTTGGTTAATCATTATAGCCTTAAACTGGCCTATCAATCTACCGGTTGGACTCCTGAGTAACTCTGGAATAGCTGCTGTATTATATGTATTCTGTTGAAATCTAACACCCTGTAAAGCTTCCCATACAGCCTCTTGATGAGTCTTATTAAATAACTCTCTTTGCATTATATAGTTAGCCGCAAATCCATGTCTTCGTACTGGGCCTTCAGGAGCTCTAAACAAACCTAAAGGTTTAAGGACACTAAGCTTACCCTGTCCCTTTCTAATGGTTCCATCCTCCTGAACTGCGAAATCCATACCTAATTGGGAATTTTCATCAAGGTCATGTATTAACTTTCTTAAATCTATAACCTCTCCGTCTGGGGCTTTATAACTTCCCTTCGCTAAATGCGTCATGCCCTTTTGCCAAAACTTAGCTCCGACCTTAACATAGGTCATTCCAAAACCTGTCATACCATTAATATAAGCGGCTGTTGGTCTATACCCTAACTTAAGATTAGCCTCAGTCTTATTAACAGCAGAAACCATTCTTTTATACTTACCAGTCTTCCAACCTTTAGCTATTGAATATTCATCAACAACCTGCTCTATCCAAGAATAGTTATTCCCCATTACAGCATTTATCTGACCTTGTAGAATAGCATTAACATCTGGAGTAAAGTCTTCTGGATTTTTCTTCTTTAGTTTATCAAACTTTCTAACTAAAGGATACATAGCTATTCTCTTCTCCATAGCGTGTACATAGGCAGGTAGTGACTTAAATATATCAAGCTCTCCCTTTAAGACATCTTTTCTCTGCTTAGATGGATCTATCCTACTTACCTCAGCCTTTACCCTCCATCTAGGTGGTCTCTGACCAGTTTCTTGATATACCTGCTGTCTTAACTCAGCCGACTTTTTCTGAGCTTCAGCAGCTGTAGGTGCCCAAGCTAAAGTATTGTCATTATCATCAACTACTTTATAGTTACCCATCTCTATTCTAGTTTGAAAATCTTTAACTCCCCACTTAGATATATCATAGTATTCTTTCAATTTACTACTAAGTTTCTTAGTCTCTCTCTTTCTAACTCTATCAATTTTACCTTGTCTAGCCTTATCTTTACTTAACCAATTGCTCTCAGCTATAGTGGCATAATTAGTTCCCTTTTTATTTTGATAATACTTAATATATTCATCATGAGCTAGTTGTTCTATATTATAAACCCTATCTATAGCCTCATCCAAATTCATACCACTATCAACAACTAAGGAGAATATACTATATTGATCAGAGTCTAATTCTTCAAAATATCTCTCTCTTAAGGACTCCTGAAACCGCATCTTAACATGCTCGAATAGCTCAATAATACCTCCTCTATGATCTACCCCCTCCATAACCTGTTGTATCTTTGGATCTTCTACATATAGTTCAGCTAGTCTAGTTTTAGCCTTTGCATTACCCATATAGGACATAGACTCATTCCTTAAACCATAAACCAAGTCAATAGCCTCTCTAACCTTTGGTATTGATGTTTCCTTTAAACCATGTGATATAGACTTAAACCAAGCCTCCATATCTCTATCCTGTTTAAAGATAGTAAGCTGTTTGTTAGAAAGCTCAACGGATAGCTCCATTGGAAGTCTTGATTTTTTTCCTTTTTCATATTGTTTATATAATATATATTCTGGATATAATACCTTCTGTATCCATTTCTTTATTGTTCTAGGTGGTTCGTAGGTAGTCTCTACACCATCACCACTAACATCAACTCCATTTTTCCTTAACACACTACCAAAAGACTCATGTTTTAAATCTTCTGCAAATGGGGCTTTGTCAGGCATCTCATTAGTATTCTCTATCCAGTCTATCCACTCTGATTCGTCCACCTGTGTCTTAGCCCATTGTCTTAATAACTTCTCAGTCTCAGGGTCTACTTTAGTATTCTGCTCTCTACTATTAACTATCCTACTTTTAACAGCGCTACCCATTCCATTCAAGGCCATACCAATGATAAACCCTGATAAACCACCTTCAGCAACTCCATCCATCAATCCTCTTTCGGCATCATATAACTCTTTAGCAGTAGCATTACTAGCAAAACCCTGTACGGCTTCTTGAACACCCTCTTCCAATCCACCCTTAGCTCCATTTATAAGCCAGGTAGTCATCTTACCCCCAGTAACTTTATTAATCCTATTAAAGGCTCTCTCTAAAGGTACAGCCTCAAGAGCTCCAATAGGTAGATTAGCTGACCAAGCCTTGAGGGCAACATCATTACTCTGACCTTTCTCCTTAGCTACATTAAACTCTTCAGCTCCCTGACTACCAGCCCCTAGTAAAGCACTAGCCATCCAACTAGACATACCTAGACCTTTAGTAAGTAGATGATTAGTAATAAACCCTAAGGCACTACCAGCCCCTTTAGCTAGGGTAGTAGTAATAAACTCATCTCTATACGCTGGATTAGTAGGAAACAAATCCTCAGCAGCTTTTCTAATACTTTGGCCTAGTTGATAAAATTCATACTCACTAACATCTTTACCAGCTTGTCCCTCCCAATCGGTATTATCAGCTAACTGTTTAGCTGCTATACCAATACTTTCTGGCATTCCAGCAAAAGTTGTAAGGTATCCTTTAGCTACATTTGAGACACCAGCAGCAAACCTATTTTGCATAGTTAGATTATCTTCTTTAGGCTTTTCCTCTGGTATATACTTGGATAAAGGCTTAATGCTACCCCTAGCCCCAACCTCTAAACTATCTTCAGGTATATATTTAGATAAAGGATTAGGCATTATTTTTTACCTTTCTTATTAAAATAGTCTACAAGCTTTCTTCTATCAGCTAGGTCATAGCTATCCCAGTCGGCTTGTTCTACCTCTTTAGGCTTAACTAAATCCTGTCGAGCGGCTTTAGCTTGATCACTCATAACCTCCGCAAAGGTAACAGTATAATCCTTACCTCTATAATGATTCATAGTATATTGAGCCAATCTATCTCCAAACATAGCCCTTTCTTCTGGGGTAAGGTCAGGGAATAGGATAGTGTAGTCCACCTCCCCTTTATCATTAGTCAAAGCCTTTTTCATCTGTACTATATCTAACCAACCTTTAGCTTTAAACTCCTCTTCATGCTTCTTATATACCTTGGGCAGAAATTCAGCTACAACAGCTTTAGTCATATTATTATACAAACTAGAATTTATATTACCTAAACTATGAGTACCCCCTAGACCTATTTCCTTAACTTCTCCAGTCTCCCAGTTAAATATCATACCATCAGCCTTCATCCATTTATTCCTCATCTCGCCCAACTTTAACTTAGCTGCTATGTCTTGATCAGCTAAATCCCTTTGTAGCTGTCTATCCTTCTCAGCCTCTTCTAACTTCTCCCCCTTAGTAAGTGTACCAGCTGTTAAGGCTTTAGTATAATCCGCCTGTATACCCATCTCAGTTTCCTTCAAACTCAACAGTCTCTCAGCCTGTACCCTATCCTGAGCCATATCCTTGCTTTCGGCTGAGAGTAGTTTAGCGTAAGATCCAGGATGCTTTCCAGTTCTAAGATCGTCTAGATACAAACCATAAGCCTCATTCTCACTCAAACCAGCTACCAATCCACCTACCTCTTCAGCAAAGGGACTTCCTCCAGCCTTACCTAAGCCCTGACCTAACTTAGCCAAGACCCAAGACAATGTGTCTAGACTATTCCAGTTATTATTTCCAACCTCTGGAGCCTCTACATAAGGTTGACTTTCTGTTTCTAATTCTGGAGCCTCTTCTTTATCTCCTCTAGGTATACTCTTGTCCAAAGCAGTTCCTACATCACTTTCCAAGGATAATCCAGAAGGAAAGGTTACCTTCTTAATATTAGACCTCCCAGAATCTACAGCCTTGACAAGCTCCTTGACAGGATTATTATCCAAACCCTGTACATCGGGTTCTCCAAAGGCCCCATCTAATGGAATAGGTGGACCAAATGGTTCAGTTGACCCCATGTTACTCTTCAAGCCTTTAAACATACTTACATAATCATTAGATAATTTATCCATAGTGGTTGGCTGTGCTACAGCTGTGTCATCCGCCTTTGTACTTATTACACCAGCTTTAGCTAACTCATTATCTAGTGAATATGGAGACATACTAGGGCCGTAAGGATTAAGCTTACCTATATTATCATTAGCCTTTACAGCATCTTCAAAAAGGCTATCATCTAACAACCTAGGCCCTAGGGTAAATAGTGAACTACTCTTTCCTAACAATGGCATAACTATCTCCTTTATTATAAAGCAGCTATCTTAGCAACTGTAGCGGCAGTAACAGCTATATCTCCCATAGCTCCCATAGTTTTACTAAACATAGATTCCCTAGCACTACTACCAACGCCTCCAGGCGCTGCGGCTAATAGATTACCCATGTGTTGGTATAGGTCTATATCATAAGTAGCTTCTCTAACATCCACCTCCAGATTATAAGCCTGTTGATACTGTTTGCTAGTTATAACTAATTGTTTTAAGGCACTCAGTAATCCAGATGCACTGGTTAGAGAACTTACTTTAAGCTTTAGTAAATCCATAAGAGCACTAACACCAGCTGTAACAAAGGTATCCCTATAACCGGCTCTATTTAACTCCGCTTGTACATGCGCCTGTATCGTTGGTATTAACAAATTTCTAAAAGTTTCAACCTTCAAATTACTGGCAAACCTAGCTACATCAGCGTTATAGTCTGACTCTAATATAGCCAATCCCATAGCAAATGATGAGCTTTGCACAGCATTTATATCAGCCATGCCAGACGTAAATCTAGATACTGACTTCAAAAACTGACTTTCCTGTGAACTACTATAAGCATCTACAGCATCGTCTATAGGTTCTTGTATAAGAGCATCTAAACAAGCAGTAACAGCGCTATCCATGGCCGTAGTTATATTAGACAAAAAGTCTATAGCCGGAAAGGTACTACCATCATCTGCTTTAGCTAACACACTGCTAAGATAGGTACTCCATACATCAGATCCCACACTATCAGCTGCTGCTTGTAATTTAGCATATTGTACATCTAGTTCATCTATATCAACATCTGGATCGTAAGCTATAGCACCAGAGGGTCTATCCCCATCAGTATAAGGAGACTCCGTCGCTATAGCCGCATTTATTAAGTCGGTCATAGAGTAAACAAAACCGTCTTGATCATCGGAAGCCAGATAGTGTGCTAACATACCACCATGTATTATCCTAATATACTCTGGATACTCTATGGTTCCTGCTGCTGAACCACCGCTACCAAACATAATTAATCTCCTTTTATTAATGGAAGTTGTATAAAAGTATTAGTCACATCCCCACCTAGTAGCCTAGCCATTCTTATAATTCTATCAATCTTACTAAAGGCTACTATTTGTCTACAGTTATTAGCCTTAGCTATCTTACTAAGCTTATCATATAGCATCCTCCAAGACTCTTCATCTAGATAGTCAACACCAAATAGATGATAAATTAACAAACTTCTATCTCCATTAAAATCTATATGTAGGCCTGTAATAATTAATGCTTTAAGTATCTCAGCTTTCTTAAACACCCAGCAGTTTAAATTACCTAAACCTAGTTGTTGTTTTATATTAGCTATTTGACTATCCTTAAGCTCTTCTTCTGTACTAGGGATAATTTTACTAATAACCTCCCATTGATATAACACCTGTTCAGGAGAAAGCCTGATTAACATCCAGGGATCTCTTGAACCTTCTATCATTGTATTGGAAGTGGATAATGAGTCTACCAATGCTAAACCTCCTATAATCTGAAACCTTTATTTTTATTTTAAAATCAACAGCCTGTACAGGGAAATTAACAGAGCCCTCATTATTACACAGATACCAATCTGTAACTTTATAAGCTTCACCTTGAGTATATCTATAATAAATACAGACCTTTATAGTACCAGACTTTACCACAGTATCCTCATTACAAATTACATCGATAGAGTTAATTGTCTTTATACCAGTTCTATTTAGATCTAAAATATCTGTAGTAAAATAACCTATTTCCTCTCTATCAAAATCCTCACAAATACCTATACTATTCCCTTGCATATAGGTAGCTGAGCTAATACTTTGAGTTACTTTTAATAAACCATTCTTTACTAATTTATAAGTAACAAAACCATCTGTTATATAGAAAGCTCCAAAAGTATCTACATTAAAAGGTAATTGGGTATATGTAACTTTAGGCCCTGTACGTAACATATCAAAGAAATATTCTTTATATCCTAATACCTTAGCCATCAAATCGGACGTCAGCTCCCATAGAGTTCCAGAGCTATCTAAGAATACATGATGATATAGATCTCCGTCCGCGGCACCAGAGTTTAATAATCCAACAGTATCTAATAGAGGAATATTAATTGGAGCTAGAGTAGAGCCTAGTCCAATATCTTTATGCTTATACGCTTTAATACTATAATCACCATATACTATAATATATTCACCTAAAGCCTTTATACAAAGTATACTTCCTGGTTTATCTAAACAGGCAAAGCCTTGCTCATTGCGTTTTAGTATAGCCCTATATAGTGGATTGCTACTATCATAATCGGATGTTAGGTTACCACTAACCATACCCTCCCCCTTGATCAACATACTAACATCACCTCCCCCAATAGTACTCCACCATAGCCAGTTCTTTTCCACAGGCATTAAGGTATTAATACCATTAATCATCTTATTAAAATCTAATCCAGTATCTTTTTTCTTAGTTATCCAGGTATTCCAAAAGTTTTGCCAAGTACCACTCCAGAAAGTATCCGGCTTTAACCCTCCCAATACTATCCTACCTTTATAATAAGTTCCACAGCCAACACCATAATTCTTCCTAACATATACCTTATCTTCCACTCCAATCATACCCTCAGTATTAAAATAATAAACTAAATCAACTCCATTCAATAATATCCAACTCTTTCCCATATCAATAAGATTCCAAGGTATTCCAGTGTTTAAGTCTGTTTCTACTGTCGGATTGTCGTGGTCATATATGGTTAGTCTAGAGATAGTCTTAAAGTTATTCAGGGAAAATGTATATATAGAATCAGTAGTACATATAAAACCATACTGAGACCCAATAAAAACCTGTGGAAATGGATGCTCTATCTCCACACCACTAGCAGTTAGAGCTGTTAAATCAAAAGCTGGAACTACTGAGTTAAATGGAACTAGACCAGAATCAGTAGGCTCAAGATTACATAGCTCTAAAAACTTCAAAGCCTGTCTATCATCCACCTCTCTATTTCTAAGACCAGTCTTAAGTATATCACCTAAATCAGCACTAAACTCTCTCATTGTATAGACTCCTCAGGTAGAAGTATTCTACAACTAGAGTCTTCACGTTCTTCTAGACTAATAGTTAAAGCCTCTACGGTCTTTTCCAATTTTCTAACCCTAGCCAATAACAAGGTATATCTCCACTTATAGCTATCAATAGCTTTTTTATCATAATCTTTAATTCTTTTAGGTTTACTCATAACTAACCTCTTATAGTATTACCTGCATAAGACATTTCTCTAAAGACCTCATCTTTATCAATTCCATTTAAAAAAGGTCTCATAGCCGCAATCCAATCATTCATACCTGTAGTATTTCTATAAAAAGCTTCCAACATGAACAATCCAGCAAATAGAGATAACTCAGGATAGTTCTTAGTCCAATAAGTATATTCAGTTTCCTCAGTTAATTTAGAGAAAAATCTACCCTCAACTGTTAGAGTATACACTCCATCAGCTGGGGACATTATTAGAATTCCTCTATTAGAAAAAGTATTGTCTGCCAATAGACCATCGAAGTCATAAGTAAAGTCAGTCTCTTCTCCAGCAACTGCTGCTTGTATCTCAGACATAGCTGTATACAAATTTTGATCAGGGCCTAGATTAAATACCTCATCAGAAAAATACTCAGGTACACTGGGTGTAACGTCAGCGAACTGCTCAGGATACTCCTCCTTTAACCAACTAATACTCTTAGGGGTTAGCCTAGTTCTACTTTGACTAGACACACTATAAAGCCATACAGCTGTAACCGATCTTAGATAAGGAACTAGAGCATAGTAATCTCCACTAACTAGATCAACTTTATGTTCAGCTTGACTATATGGATTATCTTGAGTTAGATCAAGAAATCTTTGTCCTGCTTGTAGATATAGATTAGCTCCATTGTCTGCAAAGTTAGCGGCGCTATAATCGGAAACTAGATTAAACCTACCAGACTTTTTAACAAACTGTTCCCTTAACCACAATAAAGTACCCTTAGTTGCCATTATATCTCCTAACCTGTATAAAATATATACAAGATGCTGGGGGATTGCTCCCCCAGATTATTAGTTAATATTGTCTTTACCAACGCCGTGTAAGACTCTCCACTGATTAGGAAAGTGCCACTTCCAGCCACCCTCTGTCATATAACCATCTAATACACCATCCTGACCAGGTACCTGCATATTGGTCTGGAATTTAGTATCTCTATTAACACCATTACCAGACTTGGGACAGAACTTAGCATTTTTTGGATGTCCTATGACAAGCATATTAGTCCAGGTAGATTCACGAGAAAACAATGGACAGGTTTTTAAGAATAGACTACCCTGAGGTAGGATCCACTCTACTACTCTAAGTCCATAAGACTTCTCACCAACCTTTAACTGAATACTTCCATAAATCTCAGCCAAATCCTGTATACCCTGCAAAGCACCATCACCACACCAACCTACAGCTTCACCTGACAGATAACGAAAGACTGCCGCAAGTTCGGTGTTTAAAAAGGTCTTACCAGCCTGCAACCAAGTTTGTCCTGAATAAGCTGTAGCAGTGGTAGTCTCATAATTGAGAACCGCACTAGGATTATTCTCCCTCATAAATGGAAGCAAACCTTGAGTAATATATTTAGGCTTGTTGTTCAATCCAGTGGTAACTCGTTTTTCATGGAACCAGCCACTCAGTTCAATATCCATACTATGTCTCTCAACACATCTACGCTTGTCCTGTTTATAAGGATCTCCTGTTCTTAGTATTTCAGCTTGAGCTGAACCAGAAAGGGCGAATGTATTACGGAATATCTCTGGATGATTACTATAAGCAGTAGGTTTATAACCCATAGGTATTGGAGCATCACTGAACTCTGGATAGGCCGAACCTAGTTTAATGATATAATCAACTGTAGCAAGATTGTAATCTTCTACATCATCACCAGCATTATCATCATCTTCATTAAGCTCAACAGCTAAACAAGAGCTAGCTCCATTTATAATAACGTCAGTTACAGAACCAGTCACATCGACTGCTAACCAAGAGGCATCCCTTAATAAGACTATATCACCAGGGACAAATTCTTTAGCTAAAGCAGCAGATACCTTTACGTAAACTACTTTACCAGTTATACCAACAGTGCTCTGATGTGTAGCATATACATAAGCGGTGGTTAGGGCGGAGTCTATATACACACTAGCTGCACCAGCTCTAGTAGGTAAAGATTCCGTCCACCAATTGTAAGTATGACTAGAAACAGTATCTTTACCGAACATACTCTGCATAGCATATAGTGGAGCCATACCATTAGGGTATTCATAGAGTACATATTCAGCCCAATCTTGTGGAGCCTCGTTAGTAGCCCAATCTCCAGTACCACGCATATTTAAAAACGCTGACATTTAAAGATCTCCTATATTAAGTGGTAGGTGTTGTGGCTATACCACTAGCAGCAGCTGTAGCAGGGCCAATAACATGAACACCAGTTACATCACCAGCATCAAGCTCAGCTATACCAACTAAACTTGGCTCGATGAAGATATTATCGTGGGTAGCACCAACCTGGGTATCAAATAACTCAGTCAAAGTATTACCATGATTAGTCCAAAAATTATAAAATAGACATTTATTCCAGATATTAAAATCAGCCATAGCATCAGCCGCTAGTTCCTTGAGTAGAACGTGAGCTTGAGTCTCTGACCAATTAATAACTCTACACTCATTAAACTCGTTTCTATGGGCACTATTATCAAAAAGTATTTGAGCTTGATTAGTGCCAGCTCCAGTACGTTTAATGGTAGTTAATCCAATAGTACATTTATCAAAGAGGCATTCCTCAGCAGCATCTAACTTCAAGGAATAAGACGATACTCCAGCGGAGGCTGTTGCATGTCCCATGCCAGCTATATGAACGTTACGGAATACATTACGTCCACCAGTTACTTCAACACAACCACAAGCTGCTGTAGCACTTCCTTGAAATAGTAATAGATTCTGAAATAAACAACCACTAGCTGTCACCTTTAGCAAAGAATAAGTGCTAGTAGAGTTTCCACTATTAAATATTCTAGCTCTATTGGCAACAGGGTTTCCAGCGCTAATACCTATACAATGTGTATAACTCTTAGCCCAGACTAACTGATCTACGATAACAGCACCTGAGTTATCTCCAACTATAACAAGGCACTCGTTTTTGTTTGCTGTCAGTCTACCATAACCCTCTGCTGGAGTAGCTACAGCCTCGGCTAGACTTAAGCCAGTATTACTATCAGAACCATTAGCTGGATCAACCCAAATAAGTTTGCTAAATCCAAAAGGGGCGGCATCAATACCAAAAGTAAATTCGACAGGCCTGCCTGGTACAGCATTTATACCTAGTTTCATTAGGTCACCTATAATCACAACAGACCTCCTTTCTAGGTATATCTATCTTCAACTTCAACTATACGCTCACCAGAGCGCATAAATACCGCCATATCATTATCAGCATTTATAGCTTTATCTGTCCAATCAGGACTATCATCAAAGCTAGCGCCAAGCGATGTCCTTACAGTAATACCACCGGCAACATCCTTACCAATGATGGTATAAGCTTTGCCTTTAAGCATCTTCGATATTGGAGGTAAATTGACTAAAGCAGTGGCTGTATCAGTACCATCAGATAAGGTAATAACCACAGTAGTTTGATGAGGAGAAACATCGATCTCCTGATCAGTGTCTGTGCTAGTATCGGTGTAAAAGTACAGATTATTGGGCCACGCTTTATCTTCCTCAGTTAAAAAAGGATGGGGCATTTTATACTCCTTTATTATTCCATTAAGTCCAATATTTCCTTCTGAGTATTACTCAGATCATTTTTGTTAACTGTTTTAGTTTCACCAGCCCTTCCTCTCGGAGAGGGTGCAAAGTTGCTATTTTTTTCTATCTTCTTTCCAGTAAGAGCTTCTACAGCCCTTCGAACCTCCTTTCCAGTCTCAGCTAAAACTTGATCTGGAGTCCAATCCGGATGAACTCCTTGTACTTTAGTCGCTTGAATCTTTACTACATTTGAAATAGGAATTAAATCCTTATTATCTTTCCAAAAGTCTCTAGCAGCTGTATAAGTTGACACAGTTCTATTTACGTTCTTAGACACTCCCTGTAATAAGCCATCCATCTGAGACTTTACATCAGCCTGTATATCAGCTCTAGCTCTATCATAAACTTCCTTAGCTACACCCTTAAGAACATTAACAAAAGCCTCTCTACTTTGATTAGCCTCCACGAAATCTTCCTCAGTTATAGAAAAGTTAAACTCTGTGACCTTATCCTTAGGCTCTTCTTTTTTAGGTTCTTCTTTCTTAGACTCTTCTTTTTCAATCTCCTCTTTCACAGGCTCTACTGGAGCACCACCAAAAAGATTATTAAGTTCCTTGAAGATGTCAGGCTCTTCTTTATCTTTAGGTTCTTCCCTTTTACCCTCTACCTCTTTAGGCTTTTCCTCTTTAGGTTTTTCTTCTTTTATTGCTTCTTTGTCTTTAGGTTCTGGTTCTTTAACCTTATCATCTTTAACCTCCTTCAAGCCATCATCAAGCATTGATGCTACATCCTCAGCTATTGAAGTACCACTATTAGAACCATCTTCAGGTGCATAAAAAATTTGTTCAGTCTTAAACATTTTTGTTCTCCTCATTTTGTGCTATTAATATTTCTCTTCTTACTTTAATTAAATTAAGTAACCACCTCATATTACTCAGTTCCCCCCTTATAAACATAGTCTGTTCATTCGACATTGGCTCTAAAGAACCTTTACTATCTTCATAAAAACCAGACTCTAGCTCCATTCTCTGGGTAGCTTGTCTAATTAATAATTCATTAACTATAGCCTTCCATACAGGCTCCTCTTCAAAACTATTTAAACTTTCTAGTTCAACCGCATCCAACCTTAAAGTATCATCCTGCACTAACATCCTGTCCTCCTAACTCAGCTAAAGATACCAAATTGCCTTTACTTACCTGGTTATTAATTTCCTGATCACCAGCTACTCTAGATGTTATATTATTACTTACCTTCCTAAAATCAGAAGCATTATGTGCACCCATCAATCTAGCTATATGTAACCATATTCTTGTAAAGTTTAACTCTTTAAACACCTCCGGAGACTTACTCGCAATAGTAAGTAAACTTGTCCAAGTATCCGCATATTCACCAGATGGTATAGTTCCATCCTGAATAACTACATCATAATCTACATCTAAGTTATCCAAGGAAACATAAGCACTGGTATTGCCTAATCTATCAACAGATATTTCTCTAGCTACATCAGAATATTCGGCAGACAACTCAGCTGCATAATCACCAAGTATCTTTACCCTTTGCTCTCCCTCCATAAACTGTAAGGTATTAGAGGCCATTTGATAGGCTATACTATAATTAGCCTGCATAGCGGCTATCTTAGCATCCTTCTCATGCCTTCCTAATAGGGCAGACATAGTACCTCTAGCCTCGGCTGAGGAAACTCTCTCACCCCGTCTATTTTGTATACCTCTAGCTTGATCACTAGTACCCATAGAGCTATCCGCCATACCTCTAAGAAAGCCAATATCAGATATATTATTTTGTGTAATGTCCTTAATATCCAATTGTTTAACTGCCTGATCCATCATAGACCTACCCCAAGCCTGTGGTCTAAGCCTAGCTAACAACCCAGCTCTAGAGTCCATAAAGTCATTTATATTAATTAAACTAGGATCAATTAATAGCATATTATTAACAGTCTTCCTAATTGCTGATACATGAGTACCCCACAACCAGTCCATACCGTGTTGAATAGGATACTCAATTTCAAGAATAGACGGATTTATCAGAGAATGTCCATCATTTCTTATAGAACATACAGCTATAGGAATACCTCCATGATCAAGCTCCACTGGATTAGCCGCTATAATCAAACTGTCAGCAGCTAAAGCAAATCTCCATAACTCTGGGGTAGTAGACCTACCTAAGCCAAGATCCTTCGGAATTATTGTACAGTAGCACCAGATAACATCTATAGGCTTACTAGCCATAAAGGAGGCTGGTCTATTATCAGGATTAACATTAGTCTTAGCATATCTACCAGATTCCACATTTGAATTATAGTATTGAGATTTCCCATTAGATATTTTTTCTAAATATCTTATATTAAAGAAGCTAGAATCCAAAGACTCTAGATTAAATAACCTACTATAATTCCTTCTATCAACCCAGGCAAAATATTCCATATCCTCCGTATTCCAGATAGGTACATGAATATCTGGATAACTATTATATGGATCAAGATTCCTTAATCTATTACCCTGATATTTAACAACTTCTTTTCTAATACCATTTCTAGTCTTAGTACCTAATGTCTTCTCAAAGTTTACAGCTACCGCTCCAAATGAATAGGTAATATCATCACTCCACATAGTATGTAGATTAAGGCCCATTCTAGCTTTAACAACCTGCTGCTGTATTAAAGACTCCAGTAGTATAACCCCTAACGTATCATTTGGGTCTCCACTAGGCTCATATCTAAATATAGGCTGTCTTAAAAAGGCGGAGGCATTATAGGTCAATAAAACCTCCTTAGTAGCATAACTTTGAGGAATTACTATAGTCAAAGGTTTCTCAGGATTACTTTCCTTTAACTGTTGTTCATAAGTAGATAAATCTATAAATCCATTAACCTTCTTATCTAACTCAGCCCAATTACCATATCTTCTCTGCATTACATTGTGAGATTCTCTAACACACTCTAAGATATGCTTAACAATTGCTCTATGGGCGTCCTTATTAGGGTTTAAGCTTAAACCCTTTGGATATTTATTAGCATAATAATAATCAAAATTCTTACCTACAAATCTATCCTGCTGCTTATATTCTCCAAGTATAGACACTACTATCTCCTTATCTTAAGGGGTTACCCAGATTACATCATAATCACTATCTGATTGTTTAGTCAAAACCTGTCCAGTAAGCCCTCCAGAAGGAAGCTCATGTATAGTCCTCCACTCTAAATCATAATCATCGTCAGAGGCTTTAACCAAAACCTGTCCAGTAGTACCACCAGCTGGAATATTATGAGCACCTCCCTCTAAATCAACCAGTCTCACCAAATGATTATCACTACTAGGAGCTTTAGTAAATTCAGTATCTCCATCAAAACTCAAAGTGGGTGTTGGCGTAACCTCATCATCAAAAGTAAAGGCACCAAACCCAGGAAGTATTAAAGTCCTTATTGCCATTATACAGACCTCCAAGACATATTAAGTATCGGCTCATTATCCAAATCAGCAAACTCTTCCTCTATCATTTCAGCTGTCTCTTCATCAAGAGAGCTACTAGAATTCATATACCTCAAACCTAATTCAAGCATCTGAGGAACATAACCCGCACAGTCAAGCACATCCCATCTTTTAGGTCTTGGGAAGGATAGCTCTTGAGCTTCCAACTCAGCACAGGCATTATAATTGTGATATATAAGTCCTTGCTGATACAACGGAATAATCCCTCTCGCACGTCCGACTTTAGCATTATCTCCACTAAACTCTCCTTTACCTGATCTAGCTTCTAATTCTATAAAGTTTAAATAGGTCAGGTTATTCATAACCATATAGTTTCTAATTGGATAAGTTATATGTTCCTCTAATCCAGTAACCTCTACACCAAAGGATGTAGCTCCATACTGTTTACATAGATTAAACAACGTACTATATAATTCGTTCGGAGTTACCCTTTTACCAATAGCTAATCTAAAATATATAGACCTTCTTTCTACATCAACTGATACCACCAAAAACCCAGATTCAGCTGATGACAGTTTCTTAGTCTTAGCTGGATCACATATTACGAAGGTTTCTAAATATCTAAGCCTACTCACAAAACCTAGATCATCTTCATGATAGTATCTAAAGTTTCCTAGAAACTCATTATCCTCTCTAGAGGTAGCCTGACAACCAAGCTCTCTAGCCAACAAATCCATTTGCCCTCTTCGTCTATGAGCTTCTACCTCTTTATCTAATTCCTCTTGTGTTAAGAAGCCTTCATCTACAGTAACATACTTACCTTTATCATCAGTAGTATAAGCTGGTATACTTATATTCTCCCAATCAGGATCATCCTTTAGATGTGTTATTAGAGCATCTTCATGTTTAACTGTGTCAATATATATTATCTTATAGTTACCAGTATATCTATTAACAGTCTTCAACAATGCCCCAAAGAACCAATTCATTAACTTTTCTCTTTGACGTTCATTCTCTACCTCTTCATCATTTTCAAGGTCATCAATGATCCAAAGGTCTGGCCTATATCTTATCCACTTCAAACCTCTAACCTGCTGTCCAGCACCTCTAGGCAATACCAACGTTCTACCATTTGCGACCCAGGACTTTTTGGAAAAGGAGAACCTCTTCATTAACTCTTCACTTAACCCTTCCTGCCCAGCTGTTATAGACTTAAAACCTAAAGCATGTATACGCTCATTAGATAATAAATCTAATTTAATATTCTCAGTATATAACTCAGCAGAAGAACTAGAGTTACTAAGATAACCTATAAATCTATTAGTTCCTAATATCACAGAATTCTTTACCTTAGCCTCACAGATAGTACTCTTACCAAAACCTCTAGCACCATCTATTACTATCTTCTTAGCTTCACAGTGATCTAGAGCATCAAATACTTTAAAGTGAAGTTTAGTAAAGGAAGCATAGAAGTCTTCTGGATATAGAAATTTACAGGCGTATGCTGTATCAACAGCACATCGTGCTAACACTTCCAGTCTATCATCATCGGTTAGTGTCTGCACATCATATTTATAAGGATCAAAGGTTAACATAAACTTTCCTATTTAACCAAGGGTGGGCGACGACAATTAGAATACCGCCCACCCATTGAGGAGGACTAGACTTTTAAGCTAATATCGAATCCATAGCCTCCAAAACCTCTTTAAGTAGCTTATCATCATAGGGTGTATCGGTCTTAGTTACCAAAGTACCAAGTTCTTCCTGATATTCTCTAATGACTAACCCAACCACTCTAACTATCTTCTTTAAATCGGCATCTTGCGAATTGTAGGCAGCTAGTATCAAATCAGATACATAGCCAAACAATAGAGAAATTATAGGACTCGAAATAGCGGAAGCTACTACTACAAGTTTGTTAGTTAATGATTTAACATCTGCCATAGCTTACTCCTCTTTTTTATTCTTAGATTTCAGTTTACTATAAAGTGTCTTAACACCTTTTGTTGCTAACTTAACTAAGTCATCCAAGTAATTAGTTATTAGATACATTACTACTTTTCCCTGTAGACTCATCATACTCTCCATTTCTCTTACGTGTTGCTTTTTCTATATAGGCTATAGAGGTTTTTATCTCAGTTAAAGTCACCTTTATCTCTGATATTTCTTTATCTCTATTTCTAGTGTGTTCAGCTTCCTCTTTAACATGATCATCCCTCCAAGTAAACAGCTTACCTATATCGCACTCGACCTGAGTCATTCTATAACCTACACTAATTGGAGATGGCTTGAATACACCAGTTTCTTTAATTATATAATATAGAACAATGACAATCAATACTACTGTATTCCAATTTACTCCCTTAAACCATTCCACAGCCTACTCCTTTCGGACCATTAGGTAAAAAGTTTTTCATATCTCCAATTGCTATAAAATTAGACTCTATATGTTTTGGTCCTGGCCACCTATAACCAAGTACTGAAGCTCTATCATAGTCCTTAACACATACCTCATTTCCCTGATTACCTCCTAGTGTATATACTACCTCATCCTCTAACTTAACTAAAAACCCAACATGACCCTGCCAAGCTAACTTACCTCTCTTTAATACCACAATAGATCCTATAGCCGGCTTGGAGTCTACTCCCCACTTTAGCCAACTTCTAGCATTGGGCTTATCTGTGCCCCTAAAGCCAGCCTCCTCCATTACATAGTTTACAAAGGCAGAGCACCAAGGTATTTCATCAGTAAGACTAAGGCTACCAAATATCTTTCTAGGAACACTTTTAAGGAATTCTATAACCTTACTATTATGTCTTCTTCCAGGTATCTCCTTAACCCCAATATACTTTTTAGCAATACTTAACCAAGTTGGCTCATAGTCTAACACAACAATCTCCTATCATGTATAAAATATATACAAGACCCTTTACTGTAATTCAAACAGAAATAAGTCTCTAGCCTGCTGACCCATAGTAGTACATATTATACCTTTGGTACCCTGCCTATTAACATTAAAATCAGGTTGTGCACCCTTCTCCGATAAGTAATTAACACCATCATATAAAGTCCTCCTACTACGATTATGGAATAGTCTCTTAGCAGTCTTAGCACTCCAAGCACTTCCACTTGTAGGAATCTTTATAAACTCACCTTGACAAGTCCACCACCTATAAGAACCTCCTTGAGGAGGGTATGACCATCCAAGAGTTCCATACTTAGCAGTACTAAGATAAAAGTAGTTTGGATTAACATCACAAGAAGTAGTACCATACTGTACCCTGAGGTAATAATCATCACTACCTCCCCTAAGCTTAAACAATGGAACCACTCTAGCATTCACAAGCGAATCACTATTCCATGTCATGGTAGTATCGCTATCAACCAACCACTTAACAATATCACCTAACTCCAACGTTTCATCATGTCTAGCCCATATTTGGGTATTATGCTGTGGCTTTGTACAAGCAGTAATAATCCATTCATCATCATTAGCATCCATGAATACTTCATTATGCACAACTCCAACAGCGCCCATTCTTACTAAAGAAAAATCACTTCTATTGTATATCTCTATACCATGCTCTATAGACGTGTCATCATTATCAGCATAAGAAGTACCCCAGACTACTATAATATAATCTCCACTAGGGGACATTCTAGCATAATCCATATCATCTTCTAACTCATGACTAAAGTTACTATCAGTTCCTTTAGTACCATTAATCACATCAACAGCAAAACATACCCTATCTCCATCACCAGTTCTAGTAGCATCCACCATAAGGTATTGTCCGGCATAATCTAGATCACCCTCTTTACCAGCGTTTCCATAATCGGTGTATCCAGCCCAACTCCAAGTTTTAAGGGTATCCAAACCATCTGCACTATTATCTAATTTAATTATCTGAACTCCAGATGTATCAATAAAATAAAAGGTAGAATCATTTTCAAAATTCTGCGTCCCACCATCAACATAGTAGCCTGCTTTAGCCCACCTGAAAGACTCCTCTAGAAAGTTATAATTCTTCAATGGATCTGTTAGATGTAACTTCCTTAATCTCTTACCATTAGAGTCAAACAACCACCTAGAATTCTTATTACTAAAAGAGGCATCACTATCCCAGTCATGCGCTACAAACATGGAACCACTATAATTCCAATAGCAAACCTCTGGATTAAACGTCCAAGCACCTTTATATTCAGGATAGTCATAACCAGACCTAGTTATTCTAGTTATCTTCCAATTAAAACTAACCCCATCTGGATTACTATATAAAGTAGGATTAGCCGGATCATAGTCTCCACCTGTAGCTACTTGTGGGTAGGGTAGATCATAATAACAATCTACTGGAGTATTACCAGGTACTAAATCACAATCAGGTATAAAACTATCTAGGTTAGGTGGAAACACAGGACTATGACCAGTAATACCTCCACAAGCCCAACCTATATTATCCTCAATAACATCAGATACAGAATCTTCTTCACTAGAAGATAAAGTAACCTCTATCCTTCTACTACGTAGCACAAAATTAGTGGCTATAGCTACACGAGGTATATCGGTTGAAGGTATAGGTGGCCAATAGGCTTCATAACATCCCATATCTACGGTAGTAGAGTTTACAGATGTACCCTCTATATCAGTCTCTGTAATACCTTCTATATAAACTCCAGTGTCTATACATGGAGATTCAGCCGATAATCTATAATTATAACTACTAGTATCTCTAAATGCTGCATAATCATTAATACTAGTATTATCACCAGAAGCCGTCTGATAATCACCAAACTCAGACATTAGATAACCAGTACTATTATAGTAGACAACTGGATAATAAGATTTATTAGTAAAAAAGCAATTATTAGATATATCTACCTCAGGAATTGACAATGGATCAACCCTCATAGTCCAAGCAGAATGATCACAATGAACTATATTATTCTTTATCACAGCAGCTCTATTACTGTCTATAACAGATATACCATTTCCAATAGAATCAGGCATAAAGATAGTATTGTTACATATACTATTACCTATATTCTCAGCCCAGTCTCCATGTGTCTGTATAGCTGGCCCCTCTAAATCATATAATAGGTTATGATGCACACTATTATAATTACAGGAGTTCAAGGGCTGTGCAGCTCTTATCTGAATACCAGTAGCTCCAACATCAGAGTTAGCATGTCTTACAACATTATAGGCTATCTCATTATAATCAGCTCCCCATTGCATATAGATACCATTTCCAAAAGGCCCTAGAAAGTCGCAATATTTAACTGTATTACTATCACTTTTATAAATAAACAAACCATCAGGATGGTCTCCATCACAGGCCTCACTAAGATCACACTCATATAAAGTATTATGATTAGCTTCCTCAAACTTCACCAAACTTCCCCAATAGTCAACCTGTCTCCTATTACCAGTAATTACACATCTATTAAATTCTATATATCTAGTACTTCCAGCTGATCCATACACCTTCACTAATTCAGCCGAGGTGCCCTCTCTCATAAGACAATCATAGAAGGTGATATGGTGGCCACCAGTAAATACCATAACATTAGCTCCCCAGCTAGCGTCTCCAAACAGTCTAAACTCGAGGTCATAAAGTTCTATATAACCTCCACCAATCCTACACCCAATTGCCTCGTCCTCTATATCAATAACTACTCCAGAGGTATCAGGATCACCACTATCTAACTTTAAATAAACAGTACTAAAACCAAGACCATCTTTATCACAATAATCAAAGTCATTAACATCCATATCACCTAAAAGGGTATCAGAAACACAAGCTGTAGTATCAACCCATACCTGACCTGGGTCATCTATAGATGGATCCCCACCTCCAGTTAACTGTATATAATAAACTGTAGTACCACTATCACTTAATATCCACTCATAGGTAGTAGATGGGTTACCTAATATAGCACCACTTAATACCGGCTTACCATCTGAGCTATCTCCATAGGCATTAACAGTAATCAAACTATCAGCTGAACCCTCATCAGTCCAAAACTGCAGTTCATCCTGTCTCCACTCCTCCCCATATTTAAAGGATATAGTATCAGCCTTACCGAAACTGCTATTTGTTACCTTACTAACTGTTTTCCAAGCCTTCACCTCAGACAGTCCAGTGCTATCATCACTACCTCCTGTATAATCTACATAGTAGTGCAACCCTGTAGCTAAACCAGTTTGTAAGCCAACTAAAGTAAATAAAACAACTAAAAGCTTCTTCATTATTCCTCCTACAATACTTTATCAACTTTTATATAACTCCCAGCTAACACAGTTGAAGTCCCATTGTCAACACTTTGACCATAGTAAAACACTAATGTACCTGGAGTATTAATAGTAATAGTTCCATTTATCCTACAGTGTCCATCCTCTGTACCAACTTCCTCGTCTCTAGTTCCTAGAGCAGTGTGCCTAGCGCTTATCGCTAGAGTATCTCCAGCTGTATCTTCAAAGGATAATTGATATACCAAGCTAGTCTTAGTACAAGTGCCTCCTAAAGTAAATTTACTTCCGCCAGTTGCATCAGCATCTACAAACAACTGAGCATCAAATATATAAGTACCTCCACTCTCAGCATTAACAAACAAATTACCAATGGAAGTTACTGAGGTATCAGTGGAGTTATGTGCCGTTAAAAGTCTCTTATAACCACCTAGATTTAAGGTTAATACTTTACTAGTGTCTACTAAAATTTGATCTATAACAATATCTAAAGAATCCAAAGCTTCATCTAAAGCCTCAAAGGCCAATTGTATAGTGCTATCACTAACACTAAGTATATCGTCAAAATTGCTAGTATCTACGGATATATCCTCAGCTGTAACATCCTCCCAATCTATAGCATCATCATCTATAGTATCATCCGCTATCTGCTCACCATCAATTTGATTAGATCCATTATCCCATCGATTAGAGCCTGCATACCATGGTTTGCCTGTATTTAGTACTAAGCCATTATCGAGATTAACATACCCTTCACTTGTGGTTGTTAATACAAACCCAGCCCCGACATTATTCTTAAAAGCCATTTGAGGATTTACACTACTAATGTCAAGCTTGACCGCGCAAGTATCTGTCGCTTGTGCCAAACTAGACCTACTGATATTAACGTCCGAATCCGTCCAATAAGCGATAGGAGTTGTGCCGACTTGAGAGTATTGTGCGTATGGTTTGATAGTGCCTACTCCCACATTTCCGTCAGTATCAATTCTTATCCTTTCTTCTAAATTAGCATAACTTGAACTAGTATTTTGAGTATAAAATCCTAAAGCGCCATTGTATGAATTTGGCCCAGCTCGTATACCTCTCACCGCTGCGTGATAAATTTCAGCCGTAGAAACACCAAATAATATTTCTGAATAATGTCCAGTTGTTGTTGAGCCACGATGTAAATACAAAGAACCATCTGATGTATCATAAATTTCAACCTTTTTTAAAGGTACCGTCGTCCCAAACCCGACACTACCAATGAAGTAATTATTATTACTACCAGTTACACTTATTTGACTGATTGAGATTGAGTCTGGAAGTGATATTGTCGGATTTCCAGAAACTCCATCTCCATAGGTAACCTCTACTCTATAAGTAGTACCTGTTATAGTTCTTAGTACATAAGTATCAGAAGCTGTACGCGCGACTATTCCAGTAGAACTTAAATCTTCTAGTGCAGTTAGATCTCCTCCTATATAATTAGCCACAGAATCATCAAAGGCGTCCTTGTCTAACTTAGATAGAGCTTCATAATCTGTGAAAAATGTTCCAGCTGTATCAGAAAATGACGGCAACAAACTTGCTTCATAATCCGTAAACAATGATGTTCCACCTGAACCGGTTGTATCAGATTGGGTGAAGCCCTGAGCGGCCAACATAATTGAAAATTCTGTTTCACCAACCAGGGAGTCAGGGATAGCACTATAATCTTGAGATAAAACCCAATACCTTGTTGCATCCCACGAATTTGTATCAGAATCATCTTGTTTATAATAAATATCGTATTGAGTCGCTACCACTACAGTGTCTAACGCTCCAGCTTCTACAGCAGCTAGTTCAGCGTCAGTAGCATAATAACTACTATCATGCCCACATAAGTAATTGGCATTAAGATTAGGGCATAGAGTATTACTAGCTGGAGTAAATGGAGCAGTTCCTGGACCAACAGTAGATGCAAAGGAAGCTCCTAGTATATCAGCATAATATCCACCAGCATAGTTCCAGACACTTAGAGTATCCTTGTTAATCGAAATATTAACTCTAGGTGTACCAGAATGGTTATTGGTTATCTTTATAACATCCGCATTAACTCCCGCTGTAGTATCAGTTACTATTTCAAAAAGATTCCCATCCTTTAAAAAGACATCTAGATCTCTAGTCCTTCTATTTCCAATTCCCTCTACATTAGCTCCAACAAAACTATTAGTTACAGAAGACAGATTTATCTGATCAGAGGTACTATTCCATCTATTAACAGTGTTACTAATAACAACTGAATCACACTCTGATAAAGTAATACCATAAGTAGCATTAGAATCACAAATGGTATTAGTAATAGAGACATTATCAGATAGTGTAAAAGCCAAACCACTAGCACTATTTTTATAATATCTTCCACCATTAATACCTAATATATTTACCTCAGACCCCCCAGTACCATAGGCCCAAAGACCATTTCTATTGTTATACCCTATGCAGTTATTAACCAACACGCCTCTAGAATCAGCTAATATAGAATAACCATCATAAGTACAATTAGATGCTATACAATCTGATAAAATAACATCATCACAGCTAGTTAAATAAAACCCTGTATTACAACTATCCACAGTTACATGCGATAACTCAAAGTTCTCGAATTTTATATCCCCAGTTCTATTAATATAAAAGCCTATATTAGCATTCTTTATTCTAGTATTACTTATTTTGACATTATGGATATTATTGCCATATACGTTTATGGCAGTCTTACTACTAACATTCTCCAAAAAGCAGTTATCCACAAAAACGCCATTTACATCATAAGTATCAGAAGAGGTTTCTATATCTAGAGTAGAATGAGATCCACCCTTTAGAACAGTATTAGTCAATACTATATTCTCAGTTCTTCTAGCTCCATAAGGGCCGCCAGAGCTAATGGTAACACATGTATATCCTTTGGAGGTTAGATCACTAGCTACCTCCATTCTGCAGTTATCTATGGTCAAATCCTTACACCCATTAACATAGATACAAGCATTACCTGCAGTATGGTGTAAGTACATATCCCTTACTGTTACCCTCTCACAGGTACGGAACATAAACATATCATCTGATTCATGCCCATAGGTGTCTTCACCATTCTGGTCTACTTCTCCTCCACCACATATAACTACATCGGTAAGACCATTAGCATAAACAAACTTAACTCCGTGCGTGGTATCTACCTTACTCCAGTTTATCTTACTACCTGGTGGAACTATAAGGACTGTTCCAGAGCTAAGGCCGTGCTCTACTTGACTTATATCTATAGTATCCGTGGATACCACTATTATACCTGGGACATAGTCTACACCATCGTTCTTTAGAGTAGACATAAGATCATCATAAGCATCAGTAAAGCGGATGTCTGAATTACTAAGATACGCCTGTAATAAAACCCAGTATCTAGTAGCTATATCAGTAGTATCACCCCAAGTAATTCCTAAAGAATCAAACATATCTGATACTATAGTATTTAATAAAGTAGTATCAATCTCTACAGCACTAATGCTAACATTAACATCTCCAGCACTTCCGCTAGGAGTTACTCTAGGCACTGAATTACTATAATTAGAAATAAGCAGTAAACCTAATACAATCAAT